GCAGCCGGGAGCTTCTTGAACTGCTCCGCCGTCATGCCCACCGCGTTGGCGTAGGCGTAGATGTCGTTGCTGCCGTACCGGGTCGCGCGGGAGATGTCGGTGAGCAGCTTGCTGAACACGTTGGCAGCGGCGTAGCCGTCCTGGCCAGCCTTGAGGAAGGCAGTCGAGAAGCCCATCACCTGGGTCTGGGTCATGCCGACCGTACGAGCCACCGGGGCGAGCTGCTGAGCGAACTGCAGGATGCCGGTGGCGCTCACACCCAGGTTGGCGGACAGGTGGGCAGTCTCGTCCGCGAAGGACTTGATAGACCCTTCGGTGGTGCCCATTGCCCGCTGCAGGCTAACTAGGCCTGTGGCTAGCGAGCCGACATCCTCGCCGGTCGCGGCACCAAGCTTGATGAAGGTCTTGGCCAGCTCTTCGACCTTGGGGGTGCTGACACCCATCTTCTGCAGCGCGGTGACGAGCTGAACGATCTGCTCGGTGCTCACCGGCAGGGTGCGCCGCAGGTTGTCGACGCTCTTCTCGACCGCGCCGAAGCTCTTGCCCGTGATGGCGGCAGTGGCCTGCAGTGTCTCCATCTGGGACTCGAACTTGGCCGCCGCCAGCGTGGCTGCCGTGATGCCGGAGATGGAGACGGCCGAGATGATGTCGAGCTTGCGCGAGACGTTGCGCTGCAGTCGATCTAGCGAGTTGACCAGCTTGTCGACTGAGGATGCGGCGGCGTTGGTCTGCGCAGACGCAGCAGCCATCGCTTGCGAATACTGGTTCGCATCCGCTGTAAGGACAACATTCGCCTGCCGGGTGTCCTCAGCCACCGCCTACTCCTTCGCCGCTGCCATCGCCTTCTCCTTGGCCTCTCTGCGTCTCTGGATCTCCTTGAGTTCCCGGACCTCCCGCTGAGCCTTCATCTGCGGGGTGACCTTCTGCAGTTCGACCGTCGAGCCTGGAGGTGGCTTACCCACGCTGTCGTTGTAGACCGACTTGTAGTAGCACCCCATGCACTGGTGGAGCACCGGCTCGTAGGCGAATCGGTTCTCTTCCCATTCCCAGTCTGCTGTCCCGCACAAGGCGCACTTCTCCCCCTCGTAGGCCAGATAGCCGATGGCCTTGGAGCGGTCGTCAGGGTCCCAGGACAGGAACTCAGAGTGGGGTATCCCGTGTTCGTTGCAGAACGCCAGCTCGATCCGGAAGGTGGGATCTACCCTCAGACGCTGGCGGACGGAGGGATGTCGAGTCCCGCGAGGCACACGTCGGAGGCGGTCTCGAAGATCTGGTTCAGCTCGCCTGCCGACCAGTAGTCACTGGTCCACATCTGACGAGCCTCGTCCTCAGTCATCTCCGGCTCGACCAGGGTGGCCGCCACAAGAGCTGGCTGGAAGGTCTCGAAGTTGATGCCCTGGCCGTTGGCCTGCTGGGTCTTGGTCGGTGGGTGCTTGGCACGCAGCTTGTCCAGCTCGGTGGCGCTGATGGCCTCGAACTTCAGGGTGATCTGCTCGTCGTTGACGACGACCACAAGCTCGGCTGTCTTGCGCTTCTTGTTCTTCAGCATGTCGAACAGACGGCTCTTGTCCGTCTTCGACTGTGCCTGCTGGGCAGCAGTGATCTTGACTTCTGTAGACATCAACGTCTCTTCCTCTGGGCGGTGAGGGGTTCTTCAGTTATGTGCCTGCCGCGATCCCGTCAGGGTGGTCCGCAGGCTCTGAGCGTTCTTGGCGTCGGCCCAGCCATACTGCTACGAGATGACGGCTTCCTCGTCCGGCTCGCTCGGAACCGAGCAGCTGACGGTGAACGTCATCACGGTGTTGCTGGTCATGTTGGCGTTGGTGCGGCTGGTCACGATGACCGGCCAGACCTCGATGACGTCAGCAGCGGTCGGCTTGGAGCCGTCGCCACCGACGCGCTGGATGAGGAAGAAGCCCTCGGTCGCACGCGGGAGGGTCTCCCAGGCGAGGTCATCGTCGTCGTCACGGTAGAAGTCCGCGTCGAACGTGGCCTGCACGGTGCCCGAGATGCTGGTCTCGAAGAGAGTGTCCAGCGACGGGGTCGGCACCACGTTGCCACGCGAGCTGGCGTTCAGAGAGACCAGGTACGGCGTCAGGTCGACCGCTGCCGTGATGTTGGCAGTGGTGGGGGCGGACTTGTTCGCGACGGTCGGAGTGAAGCCCACCCAGGTCTTCTCATTGGGGATCAGGCGAGTCATCAGTCAGTCTCCTTCTTCGGCTCGGCCTTGTGGCTTCCGCTATCTCCATCGTCCACGACTGTCCAGCCACGGTCCTTCCACACAGCGTTGAAGGCGCTCTCCATGACCTTGCCGGTCTGCCCGTCCTTCTTGATGGTGAGCGTCTTCTTGCGGAGGGTCGGCTGGTCGTTGACGGACAGCTCCTCCTGGGACTTCTTCTTGGCGACCATCGCTCCTCCTAGAGCTTCTTGCTGAACCACACCAGAACGCTGTCGCTCTGGCTGTAGGCGGTGGGCTTGATCTGATCCGTGTAGCCGACCCCTCCGATGTTCTGCGAGGTCACGCCGATGATCTTCCAGGCCGTTGCTCCGTCGTTCATCGAGATGACGACGTTGTTCAGACCAAGTACTGCACGACGTGCTTCATCAGCTACATCTTCGATCTGCTGTCTTGTGACCCCGTAGGTGGTCAGCGTGTACGGCAGACGCCAGTCGATCTGGCTATCTCCCAGCGACCCGGTGGGCGCAGGAGAGACCATGGGGGTGAGCACGACGTAGGGGATGAAGATCGACTCGTTTCCCCCGGGGAAGTTCTGCCAGCCCGCTTCCTGCGGAGCCACCACGTCGCCCACGAACTCCACGACGGATTGCAGAGCGGCGATCAGCGCGTCGGTCAGTGGCGCACGATCAGGAGTGCTGGTCATAGCCCCTCCCCATGATCATCGCGACGCCCACGTCGGCAGCCTTCTCGCCCAGCTCGTCCAGGTACTTCTGCACCGCAGGACGCACGTAGGGCTGCGCACGCATGCGCGAGGTGCCGAACTCGACGTAGACCGCGTAGGGCACGCCCACCGGGCCCACCACGTAGCGACCAGGGGTGGCCTGGACGGTCTCGCTGGCCCGCAGGCGTCCGGTGTCCACCGGGGTCATCTGCTTCATCTGGACCAGGATGAACTGAGCCGCGTTGGCCAGGATCAGGTCGACCGCCTTGGGCGCGCTCTGCCCAGCCCGCTCCAGGTCCTGGGCCAGCTTGGACAGTTCCAAGGAGGCCGCGTGATTCACCACAGCGCGCTCGGAGTGTCGATGGCGTTGACCAGCATGCGTCGGGCAGCCCGCAGACCACCGGAGCGCACGATGGCCTCCACCTGGTAGTAGCGCCCGATGACGCTGGGGTCGTCCGAGTACGTCATGTGCACCTGGGACTCTGGCTCAGGCACCACGGCGTCGTACGGCAGGGACAAGAACATGGTGGTGACCAGGAGTTCGAGGTCCTGGTAGCGCACCGAGCTGGCGGCAGGGATCTCCCACAGACGGCAGGGGCCGTCGTAGAAGAAGTCCGTCGTGGTGTTGGTGGCACGCCGCGTCGCGGGGTCGTAGACCACCCGGCCCGGTCCAGGAGTGAGGATCTGACAGGCGTCAGTCATCAGCTCACTGGACCGGTACCGGATGTACGAGCGGGAGAAGGGCGAGATCCTCATCGGGCTCATGGGACGTACTCACCCCACTGCCCTGCTTCCCAGGTGTCGAGGACATCCCCAGCGTCCCCGTAGTCCTGGTTCCCCGCTTCGCGGTTGTCGTGCATCTTCGTGCCGAACGCCGGAGATGTGACTCCGGGATCAGGCTGCTCGCCAGCATCTATGCCGCCCACATAGACAGTCGCGCCGCTGGCGAGCAGTTCTCGGTACTGATCCAGCAGGGACTGCGACAGACGCTGGAACTTCTCCATCAGCGTGTCGAGGTTCAGGGACTGACCCTCAGAGGTGACGCTGATCTCCCGGGCGAGCTTGGACGCGATGGCGTCGGCCGCCCGGGAGGCCACGTAGTAGTCACCCTTGCTGGACCAGGTGTCGATGAGCCATTCGATCTCCTCGTCCTGGAGGAACACCTCGGTCTCATCAGCGTCGCCCGCCAGGAAGCGGATCGTGCTGATGGGATCGGCCCCAGGTGCCTCGTACGAGAAGGTCATGGCTCTGTGCTCCTACTTGCCGGAGGCTGCGCGCTCGGAAGCGAGCTTCTGGTCGGTCGCCTTCTGCTCGTCGGACTTCTGGGACTGGGACTGACCCTTCTTGGCGTCCTCGGAAGCCTTCTTGGCGTCCGCCTCCCGCTGCTTGCGAGCCGCCTCGTTCTTCTTGTCCGCGTCCTCGCGGTCCTTGGCGCGCTGCTCCTTGTCGTGAGCAGAGGGCTTGAGCGGGTCTGCCACTGCGGCACCCTCGCTCGCCTCGACACGCTCGGCGCGGTTCTCCTCCCAGAAGTCCCGTGCCTCCTCCTGCTCCTTGGCGATCTGCGCGTTGAGGTCGGCCACACCCTCCTCGTCGAGCTCGCCCTGCTGGTTCTCCGTCGCCTCGTCGAGGTCGTAGTTGGCGGCCTCCACCTGCGAGGTGTTCGGGGGCGCTGCGCGGTTGTCCTGTGCCATGACTACTTCTCCTTCTCTGGTGCCACCTCGACGGCCGATGCCTTGTCGGCAGCCGTGAGCTTGACCTTGCGCGTGCGGCGCGGGGTGCGCTGACGCTCTGCCTGCGTGTGGGCTGTGACCTGGACATCTGACCGCATACCGGCTTCCTGCGCGGTACTGATGGCAGCGGTGACTCCAGGGTCCCCCTCGATGATCGCCTCCGCCTCCTTGCGGGTGATCACGTCGTTGTAGATGTGCGGGGGAAGCCGGTCGTAGCCCTGATCGGGGTGCACGCGGTAGAGGTACCCGGAGCTCACGAAGGACTCCAGCAGAGGGATCTGCAGGACGTACTCCTGAGGCAGGTCCTCGCCGGGCCAGAAGTCCCGGTCACCCACCGTGAGCGGACGACCGACGATGTACTCCAGATCGAGGTTGGTCTCGTAATCCAGCTCAGTCATCTCTACCTCTCATGCCGAAGGGGACCAGGGCCCGTAGACCATGGCCCCCTCCTGGGCTGGATGTGTCAGGCGACAGCGTTGGCGAGGAACACGCCAAGGTCGGCCCCGACGAGCTTCATGTCGTAGGTCATCTCGGCCTCGACACGGTCCGAAGCGATCTGCTCCATCCGGAAGTTCTTCACCTTGATGCCCTGGCTGTTGCCAGCGAGGTAACCGTTCCAGGTGAAGGTGTAGCCAGATGCAGGCTGCAGGAGCCCCGGCGAGGACGGGGTGTAGCAGAGCAGCGCGCTCTTCGGGTTGCCGATGAAGTTGTAGGTGGCCGCAGCGTCCTGAGCCGAAGCGTCAGCGATCTGCGGGCCCACAGCCTGCGTGGCGTACGACGTGAGGACTCGTTCCACATCGAAGAGCGACGCGATCAGGTCGTCGGTGATGACGCCCTTCTGCGTGTACTTGATGCGGTCGAGGATGCCGGGGTGGTTGATCAGGCCGTTGCGGGCGAGCGGGCCGAGCACCAGCGTGTTGGCCTTGAAGCCAGTCGACTGGATGAACGCGACCTGCATGTCCGCGAACTGCTTGATCGGGTCCGACGTGGCCGAGTTCCACTGGATGAACTGGTTGCCGGTCGGGCCCGAGGCGACCCCGGTGTAGTCCGTGCCCCACACGCCACTCTTGAAGTACGTGGCGTTGAAGTCGATGTCCCGCTTCAGCAGAAGCTGGTTGGTGATGAAGGCCGTGGCGTCACGGTCGAGGCGGAAGTTGCTGTCCGCGTTCGCGCGAAGCTGGTCGTCGATGTCCTTGTGCACGGCATAGACGTGGGCGAAGTAGCTATCCGTGTCCACGTTCCAGCCGACCCCGGGGGACTCGGTGGACGGAGCACGGCGCTGCACGTCGGTGCGGCGCCAGTCGGACTTGCTGTACTTCCAGTACAGGTCCGACTGCTTGTTGACCGCCACCTTGGGGAAGACCTTGGTGGCGATGAAGGCATCTGCCTTCTGGATGTAGGCGATGCTGACGTTCGTCAGCGGGACGTTGACGTGCAGATCAGCCTGAGTGGGGTTCGGCATTGCTCTCTATCTCCTCTCTCAGTTGACCCGCAGGAGGACGGAGAGCAGCTGCCCTGGTCCCGCCGCTGAGGTGATGGCGATCCCGAGGGTGTTGGTGGCCGACTGGACCGCCGTCCCGGTAGCCGTGGACGTGACCAGGTCACCCGCGTTGATGGGTGCGGATGCGATCACGTTGGTGATACCCCGGATGCCCACCGTGGCGGCCTGACCGAGACGCTGCGGCTTGTTCTGCAGGACACCGACCACGGCATCCGTAGCCGCCGTGGCGAGACCGACCTGGTGAGCACCAGTGATCTTCACGAAGGTGTACTGCTTGCCGTAGTTCGGCTCGGCGGAGCCGGGGGTCCCAGGGACACCCGTGTAGCCAGCCAGTGAAGCGTCCGCGTCCAGGGAGATGGACCGGAGGCTCTCCTCGTATGCCATGTGCTCTCTCCTCCTTGTCCTTCTCAGCCCCGGCGCTCAGCCAGGTACTGGTCGTAGGCGTCCGGGTTCTCGTCGAAGACCTTCGAGACCACGTCCTCACGAGTGAGGTCGCCCTTGTAGACGGTGCCATCCACGAGTGCGTCCACCTGCTGGAGGATGTCGACGTTGTCGCCCCCGCCACGGTTGCCGTACTCCTCGAAGAGCTCTGCGGATGCCGACGTCGCGTCGAGGCACTTCTTGATCACCAGCTGGTCCTCGACGGGGAGAACCTCTGCGAGGCGCTTGAGCACACGGCCCAGCTCGCTCGGTTTGACTGGGACGTTGTAGCCCTTGGCGATCTCGGTGTACTCGGCCGTGAGGCGCATGTCGCGCTCTGCAGCTGCAGTGGCCTCTGCGCGCTTGGCGATCTCTGCGAAGTCCTCGACCTGGCCGAGCACCTTGGCGATCACCTCGTCGCGGTCCTTGTCGGTGAGGGCCTTGGAGAGCTCCTCGCGCACCTGGTCCACGAGGGACGTCTTGGGCTCGGCTCGCTTGGCGAACACCGAGGACTTGCCGACCTCAGCGAGCTCACGCTCGTTGGCCGCGTCCTCGACTTCCTGGAGGTCCTCGTCGTTGTCGTCGTCGTCCACCTCATCGGTGAACTCGAACTCCTCGCCTGCTGCGTTCCAGACGCGATCCCCCACCTGCAGGTCGTTGAGGTCGATGAGGTCACCGTCCTCGTTGAAGTACTTGTCCACCGGTGTCTCCTCTTCGACGTCGTGCCTCTTGGCGATGACGGTCCTCGCGTGCTGGTTGGCTCCCTTGTCCACGAGGCTGACCTCGTCGATCTTCAGGTCCCGGATTTCTCTTGCACGAGCCATGTTCTTACCTCGCTATCAGTCTGCTGATGCGCGCAACACCCATCAGTACTGCCCGTGCAGAGGCTTGTATGAACGCCCATTTCCACGTCCATAGCTCCGAATACGGTCAGC